ACTCTAACCACCCATCATCGCATCTCCCAAATCCAACATTATCAATCTGCCACCTAAGGAGTTTCCTCAACTCAGGGGATTGAAACATGCTGTTGTAGATGCTGTGTTCCCATTTTAGCATCTGCTGGCTAACATGCTGATCAAATCTACTCGCATCTAGACCCAAACAAACGGTCTTTTCAAACGAGTTGAACTTCTTTAACAGAATATCAGCAGTTTGCACTGCATTAAACCCCTTAACAACAACTGGGGTTTCAGATCCAAACACCTTTTGTATGGCGCTATAAATCTGATGCTCAACGGGTTTAAGGTAACGTCCTACACCCACATTATAAACAGGCCTTCTCGGCTGGATACATCGTGGTGCCTTATTAGAAGGTACTTTTTCGCACTTAACAAAACTATCACTGTATGCGTCGCGTCTGCGAACACCATGGGTGGTAAAGTCAACTACTGCTTGGTCATATATGGTTCTCTTACGTCCAGTGTACATCTCAGCAAATTGCTCAGGGGAAACAGGGGAGGCGATACCCAAAATACTAACCAAGCTGTGGCGGAATTTCCGCAACTTGCGAAAGACAGTCCGTTCTTCGGGCTCTCCAACAAGTTGGTACTCTCCATCCACATTGTGGTAGAAGACTCGCTCCAGCAAAGCTGTGTTGAGTGTGTTGAGATCGGGATCATTAATTTTTAAAGTCCTATTATCACCGGAGATCCCGTTCATTACAAACATCCGACGACTACGACAGTCAGCCTTTCCGTCTAAGTGCATGGTCAGCTGCGCAATCTCAAGATTACTCTTGTGACTAACGCCATGTACTACGGAAAAGCCTCCTCAAGCCTCCATGAACCCAGCAGCCTTTTTGAGTTCAAAGAACTCAGACTGCCGGTCACGGGCAAGAACACAGCTCGCTACTTCCATTCCCTCCATTTCGTACTTATCAGGCACGAATGTTGCCGCAATTATCAGCGGTAACACTTTTTGGAGATGGGTAAAGCGAAGGTTATGTGATCTCATAACCTCTGTGGCATACCTCCGAACAGCTCGGAGGTTGGCTTCAGTTGGGCGGGGAGTACCAAATTTAGCTTTAACAGCAGCAACAATTTCACGTTGGAACGCAAAGCGTTCACCACTCTTGATGCGGCGTTTAGCCTTCATTGGCTCATCCCCCTCCTCAACCAGGTTGGGTCTAGCGACCTCAACCAACTCTTCATCAAGTTCCTCATTACATCCACCTTCGAGTACTTTCAATAAAGCTTCATCATGCTCTGTGGAGTAATACCACGAGCGAGCAAATTTATAGAACAATCTAATGGTTTTGCGGACCATAGTGCACCATGCAAAAAATCTAATGAAGTAGTGGCGACAAAACCAAAACCAGACCAGAAAAGGCACAGCACAAATAAGCATAGTGAATAATCCAACAATAATATCATCAAATCCAAACCCATGGGAGGTTACCAAGTTCCCATTACTCGCATTAAATCGTTGTTCGTGTGTTGTAGTCATGATTGATTTAAAATTGAGTAGGCTTTTGCCCTGCTTAAGGGTGGAAAAGGTAGAGATTTCCACTCTGTTAACTTAAAATTAGACGGGGGGTTAACATACCCCGGTCACACGCTCCTCCACGCGCGCAACAATGCTGAACTGATCCAGCCCTTATAGTCCCTCAGGTGATCACTGGGCTGCTACCCCAATCGATGCTCA